ATTATTGCTTCTACTTCTCTATCTTCTAAGGGTTCTGAAAACTTTCTGTTATACTTATGTATTAGTTGTTTCCATTCTGTTGGGTTTGCTTTCTTTAGATACACCGCAACGTTAGACAACGTAATGTTTCTAGACTCGCTGTGCTTAGCGTTGTGCTCAAATATATAATTTAAACACGGTGGTCCTTCGGGTAGTTGTTCCGTTTCTAACTGTGGTATTTCTAGTTTGTTAAATTCTTCTTTAGATAACATTGTATCTAAAGCTTTTGTTATAAACTCTTCAGGGTTTAGCGCATCTTGACTATCGCTAAAAGCGTACTGAAGAGTAGGACTGCCGCTATAAGGCATGTTAATCCAGTTACCATACTTTGAATCATCTTTTCTGTCTCCTATTTTAGGTTGTTTTGGATATATCTCACAAGCACCCTGACCAAAGAAGGCAGAGTATGACTTGAGTTTGTCAATAACAGATATAGCCGGTACTTCTTCTGAGAAGAACATATACACATGAGCACCACCTGACTTGGATCTGCATACTACAAAGGGTAGCTTATGCTTGGTAACAAGTTCTAGTATATGTTCTATTGTGTTACTGTTTTGATAGACATCAACATCAAGTGCACCCCAACGAACTTTATCTTCGTTTACAAGTGGGGTACACCCAATGATTTTGTCTCCTTTAAGATGTTGTTCCCATATATCAGTTGTTAGCGCAGACTTTACTAGGAAAGATCTAGAGTCAGTCTTTCCGTCTCGGTCTCTTGTTTTGCCTGTCAACAGAGTTTGTCCGTAGACATCACTGTTGCAGACAAATAGGTCGTTAAACCTAAATGCTAAATCTGCTATAGGGATCAATACTTAGAATGGTTGTGATGAGGATTCGATAAGAACCGGCTCATCGCTTGTTTGTAACAATGGTGTGTCTGATGCACTATTGTAAGTGTCTGATGCTAAAGACAACACTGCTTCATCAGCCTCAAAGTCTAGGACTTTCGGTTCTGCGAAGTTGAAGTTGAAGTAGTCATCTCCGTTCTTGCTTGTTTCTAGGGTACTAGATAGTTCCCATGATTGAGCAAACAACGGTGGAGTGACATCCATACCGTCGTAACGGAATTTGTTAATGTCACCAGTTAGCTTACGTGATATACGTAATTGTGATGAAGTGAATGGGATAACCGCTTGTTCCATCTTGCCGTTTAGTTCTAGTAGAACAAACCAGTAAGTTGTGAACTTAAGCTCGTTTTCACCAAGCCATTCGTCGTATTGTCTTTCACGTCCCTTCTCGTAACTCGGATGATTTACGATGGTAAGTGGGTGATTTCCTTTGAAGCCACCACCTTTAGCACGTGGAACCCATTCTGTATAGATGGATTTAGTAAAGCAAGGAATGATTCTTGCTGGTTGTGGGATAATGCTTTGCGTTGTCGCATACATTAGATCGCCTGACTTTGCACCCTCGATGTACTCGTCTTTTTGTTGTTTTAGTTGAGGGCTTAGGTCTTGTAATAAGCGGATAAATGGTAATGAGCCTCCACCTGTGTCGAGGTTCTCTGTACCTTGTCCTGCTACTGTCGTTATATCAAACGCCATAATATTTCTTTGTTTCTATTTTTAGGTTATTTTCGCTCGCTTGCCTTCGTAGATACCGAATGCTTCACGAGGTAATGATTCTGCAAGCTCCGGATTGTCCAAAGCGTCTCTACAGAAAGATTTAAGTGTCATGTTGTGTACACCGATTTTAACATCGGCATCTACATCGTGACTATCTTTTAAAGTGTTTATAATTGCTTGTGCTCGTACGTCTTCGTTCTTGCCAAGTGTAATAGTTATTTGATTTTTAATAATAGAATCATTATTAGTATCTCGTAACCAGTTAAATGCAACGTCTGGATTTTTAATCCTAGCGTCTACAAAGTCTTTAACTTCTATTTTTCTACCGTTAGTAAGTTTGACTGTGTTAACACCAGCTTGCTCCATTAGTATAGGAAGTGATTCTTCTGATATAGTTTTGCGTGCTGATTTTAGAACGGATAGTTCCATTTCTGTTTCGTTAACTTTTGCATCGATAGTATCAAGTTCGTCAGCTAGTTGTGTTAGCTCACTCATATTGATGTCTCGTGGTTGTATTTCTATTTCTCCTACTGGAATTATATTGTCTTTACTCATATTGTTTATTTGTACACATGTCACCGCATTGTGCGTAACCTGCTATGTCTACCCAATTATCTCTTTTATGTTTATTTGTTGCTCTGGATAATTTAAGAGCGATCATCATTACTGCTACGTCACCAGGTGTCAACTCTGTTTGTAGTTTATTTTCTAATAATACTGACCATATGGTGGATATTCTACTAAAATCTTCAGTAGGGTCACCATAGTCATCTTGCCTACTGTTGCCTACTATGTCTGCTGCTTCTGCTAATATTGATTTATGTTCCATTACATATTGGGTTCTATGATTATTTTTCTGTCGTCTGTATCTATTACTACATCTGAGTAGTTGTTAGTTACAACGGCTATTCTAACATCTCGTATTGTTTGAGCTGTTACTTTGTATACTTCTGTTACTGTGAATTCTGTTAGCATTAGCACCATGTTGGTCCAAGGTCTATGTCTGCTACGACAGGGACATTGAGCGGTATTGCATCCTCCATTATTTGTTTTAGTTTGTTTGATTCTTGTTCTGATGAGACCATAGCATTGATTTCGTCGTGGACTGGTAGACGCATGTCAAACCCAGCTTCGTACGCATCTACCATAGCTTTTTTAGCTTGGTCTGCAGCACTACCTTGTATAAGTCTGTTAAGTGCTTTAGATGTAAATGCTCTGAAGAGTGCTTGTTTAGGATATCTACCTCTAGCTATGTGTAGTGTTTTGACTGGTTGGTCGTGAAACGATGGCAACCAAAAATCAAATCTAGCACGTCTACCTAGTATAGTTTTAATGTAACCTTTGCTGTTGGCAGCATTCATTACATTATCAAATAATATTTTTAAGAAAGGCGCTTCTTTATTAAACTTACGCATTGTCGAACTGCAGACATCGGACGAGATACCCAGCGTTCTTGCCATTTTCTCATTTCCCATCCCGTAGCTAATCCCAAGACATAACATCTTGCATGTGTCGTAAGGTAAGCCTGTTGCTTTTTCAAAGAATGTATAAAGTTTTTGCCCTTCTTCGAATGCTTTTTTAGCTTCGACTGCGCCTGGCAGTGGGCGTCCAAACTCTCCGAGGAGGGCATAGTGGACTTGGAGTCTGGGTTCTTGAGATGAATAGTCAGCCTTGCACCAAAGACTGTTAGGTTCAGCGATGTATAGTTGTCGAATAGCTTTTCCAATGTCACTTCGTTTGGGTACTTGTTGCATATTTGGATTAGCTGAAGAAAGTCTTCCACTTCGAGTGCCACCGCTATCACTAGCGGTTTGTTTGAAATCCGCATGGATTCGTCCTTTATAATTCTGGTGAAGAATGATGTCTTCAACAAAGACTTTTCTAAGTCTGTTAATTGATCGTGCGTCATATATTTGTTTTACTTTTGGATGGTCACACGCAATAAAAAATTCTTTAGATACTGATGGATTACCTTTTTCTGTTCGTGGTACTTTTAGTCCTAGGTTCTCACAGTACTTAGCTAGTTGTGGTGGTGACCATATATCTAAATCTCCAAATTGTGTGCGTAAGTTTGATTCTTGTTGTTTTAATCTTTTGTTTAATTGTTCTGCTTTATCTAAATCTACAGGTACACCTTGCATAGTCATGTGTACAAGTACAGGTGTTAGTTTACATTCTAATTCCCATATGTTCCATAGGTCTTGTTCTTTTAATACTGGTATCTGATGCTGGTATATGTCCCAAGTAAGTCTTGCGTCCATCTCAGCATACTCACCTACATATCTTGCAGGTAGTTTCCACATCTCGCCTTTTGCATCTATGTCAAATGCGTCTGCTGCGTCACGTAGTCCTTGTTCTTGCTTTGTAGATTTTAAATATTTTTTAGCTAGGTTGTTTAATGAGTATGAAAAACATTCTTCATCAATCAATGCTTCTGCTATTTGTATGTCCCGCACTGGACATGAGATCGTTACCCCCAACGTCTCAAGCCAGCCGAGATCATAAGAAGCGTTAGCGAATAACACTTCTTTGCTTTCCTTTATCACATTATTAACATAGGAAATTACTAAGTTTTTATCTAGGTTGTCACCACCTAAGTGACCAAAGGGTAAGTATATATGCTGATGCTCATCAGCTATTGCAATGCCGACTACTTTACCATCTCTTCTTTTGTAACCGGGACCACTACGTTTAAGATTGGGGTCACAGGTTTCTAAGTCGATAGCAACAGAGTCAGAAAAACTAGGAAGTATAGCTGGTGGTCGCCAGTTTGCTTGTGGTACAAATAAAGGTTGTTGCATTATTGTTCATTTTGTAATTCTTCGTTGCGTCTAATTAGCTTGTTGATTTTAAGCCAAGGCTTTTTACTAATCTCTTTTTGTATTTCTTCATCTGTCTTTTTTCTAATAAGACCAGCGTCTATAGCTTTTTTAATTATCTGTCTGTGTTGAAAACAGACATCACTTTTAAGGATTGGTATAGCTTTGTGATCTATCATTTTATATAGATCTTCGGCAGCATTTCTGCTGTCAAACGTTGGATCGATGTTACTGTTATTAGGTATTGTCATGATAAATTGGCTGGTAGGTTTTACCCTACCAGTTATATGAGAAAGACTATTGATGCAAACTCCCGCAGGTGGTCCAGTCGTCGCTCATACCTACTTTTTGGAACAGTAGTAGGTGTAACTGCTTTCGTTGAAGGCCAGCATTTCAGGTAAACCGTACTTTCAGGCCTTAAGGAAATAGTTATAAAATTCTTTGAACCCTTCGTTGTCAAGTGTAAATGTTAGTTCATTAGCAGTACCACGTATACTATCTACAGTATAGTTTGTTACAACTAACCTTTTTGTTTTTGGGTATGCTGATAACGTAACGCAGACAACGGTGTCGGATATGTTATTAACGTTGATCTGGAAGACTTTTTGTTCTGCGCGAACCGCAGTAGTCTCAAACTTACTCTCGATGAGAAAAACAGCGTCTTGTGTAATGACCATAAGATCAGGCACGCCGTTGCTTGTAGTGTTTTCAATGCGCTGTACCACGCACCCTTTAGGTTTAGTTGTTTCATAGAATTGTTTACGTAACCACGTGTTGAACTGAGATTCCTTCTTCATATGTTGCAAGTCCGTGTATAAGGTCTTTAGTTGTAAAGTCAAGTCCTGAACTTTTTTGTTCTTGCAAAAATGTTTTAATTGTTGTTTTAGCTTTGATAAATGTTGCTTCATATTTGTACGCATTGTCTTCGAACATTTCTGTGAGGAGGTTGGCTGCTTGGGTATCTGTGACAGTTCCGTTTGTAACCTTGAAAAGATTAGATGAATCAGATTTGTAAGTAAGATAGTCAATAAGTATTTCTTCATATTCGTAGTCCATAAACACAGCGTTTATAAAATCATCTGCTATATCTCCTGTGCTTATAATGTTTTTTTTATCATAGTATGACGTGCCAGGTAAGTCGTATTGTGTACCAGTATCCCAGGCTAAGCCTTTCTTACCAGTGTATTTAGGTGTGTATACTTTCTCGGTTACATTTGCCATTTGTGATGTAAAGTCGATAGCTTTGTTTGCATCAGTGAGTGTACAAATGTTTATCTTGTGCAACTCGTCAAGTATGTGATCTTTGTATTGCTCAGGTATATTAGCATTCTTTTTGAACGGGTCAGGTGATTGTTCGATGTACATATGTGCATCTAGTTCTGAGTGACAGTTACCAATAGTCATACGAAAGTGTACGTCAAAGTCGTTGTCTTTGTTAAGGTTGCCGATAGTAAAGTGCAAGCCTTCGCGTTGCGTCTCGTCGGCTTCGTCGGTGCCTGATTGAAATGCAGATGAGCTACAGTGGTGATGAACAGTACCGAACATAGTGTCTGGGTATTGCTCACGTTGTGTAGCATACTCTGGGTTTTCTGGGCTTGACTTGACAGTCATACCCGCTGTTTCTTGTGGCGGAACCCAGTAAGACCACGGCTGTGGTTTGTCTTGATCGTAAAATAAGTAGATAAGCGTTTCTGACTTTATTGTGTCGTATGAGTGTTTACAGAACGCCATAATTGTACGCCACATAGACAATGGTATTTTCTTACCCTTCCATACTGGATGTAAGTTATCTATATTTGGTACATCTACTTGATTGTATGTGGTATACAGTGGATTGTTGTCCACTGCATACACTTTATTATCACATACAACGTGTTTAAATTCTTGATTGTTGTTCGGCATGTTCGAAGTTTTCCATTGTGAGGGTTTGCATTTTAGAAAAGGTTGATTGGAATTCTACAGGCATATACTTGTATTGATCTTCTTTGACGCCCATACCAAACCAGTTCCATAACAAGTAGTTACCAAAGCTGGCAGCAACTTGATTTGCAATAGCCAACTGTGGTGTTGCTTCTAGTGCGTCACCTTGACAGCTGATTGGGTTACCAACAGTACTAGTTTCTAGTTCTGGATAACGGTTGAATGGGTGGTATGATTGGCACATATCTGATGCTAGATTAGGATCGAATATGAATGCTTGGCTTGTATGGTACTCGTTAGCACACACGACGACAGGCTTACGATATCTCACCGCTGTGTCGATTAGTGCTTTGCGAGCTGGGTGGTTGTCCACGCAACATATGTATACATCTGCTTGTGCAAAAAATAGTTTGTATGGTGTGTCGAGCAAGTTACTGTCAAAGTATTCTGTGATTGCTTGTCCTTGACTTTGTTTGAACTTGTACTGGCGCATCAAAGCTTTGGCTTTGTTTTCGCCTACCATGTTGTTGTTGAATAATTGACGGTCTAGATTGTGTTTTTCTAGTGTGTCACCGTCAATGATAGTTGCTGTTAGATCAAAGGTGTTTTTAAGAGCTGGTAACATGTATGATGTTACACCGCCTGCACCGATGATTACTGCGTTTAGCGTTGGTTTCGTTGAGAGCATAATTCGTTGTATAGTTTGCGACCCACTTGTTCACCGGGGTCTTTAGTGAAATGTTTAATGTAGCGCATTATAGCACCACGTTTACGACCAGCATCTCGAAAATCTTTTGCAAGTATTTTCTTAAGTGTGCGTTCCTCTTCGACTGTTAGTACATCAGCCCAGTGAATAGGGTGTTGGTCTAGAGCAGTTTTGTTTGTTTCATCAGTAGCACGTCTGTAATGTGTAACATCCGTATTTGATAAGTTCTCAGGTCTTGTCATGCGTTCGTGCACATACTGATTGTCAGGTGTGCATGATATTAGTTCTTTGTATAGATTAGCCATAGATACTATTTAAGTGTGTAGTGAAGTTAAGGATTGATTCTCTAGTCACATCGTGATAAAACCTTTTGTGTTTTATATCTGATAGGTCATTGTGTATGAGCGTGCCGTCACGTCTGAACCGCAAACTAGTCTCTTCTGTGTCCATTTCACGCAAGTCGTTGTTACAGTGTGATGTAAACAAGCTGTTGAGGTGTTCGTAATGAAACTTTAATGAGTCAGGACCGTGGGCTTGACGTGGGTAGTTATCACCTGCACATATTTCACCTTTGTTAGTGAACACATTAGGTAAGTTAAGATGGTACGATCTTTGATGATGCATATCGTACAAAAACAAAGTAGGGGCCTCTGATTTAAGCACGCCACTGTTCAATTCTTTGTAGTCACATAGTATATACAGCGCTTGATCCTGATTAGGTTCAAACTTGATGTCTAGGTCTCTACCGTTTATGATTTCTCGTTCAACTTCTTGATCGAAGAATTC